CTTCTGCCGCTCGAGTGTAGGCAATGGCTTCGCGATCGACGGCCAACTGCGTCAAGTCTTCCTTATGGGCCTTGACCGCCGCAGCATGCTTCTCTTCCTTGGCCTTGAGATCGGCTTCCCACTTGGTGAGTCTGGCCGACTCCGTGGTACGAAAAGCCTCGAAGCCCTGCTTGGCCTTGCCCAACTCTTCCATGCCTTTGTCGACCGCGGCTTGCAGAGTGGGCAAGCTGTTGCGCTTGTCCCACTCCTTGGTCGCGTCGACCACCCGCTTGTACTCGGCGTCGAGCTCGCCCTTGGTCACCGTGACGTGATCGAGGATCGACTTCTTGATCTGTTCCCAATCGCGCGGACTGAGCATGGGTAAGACTCCTAGAAGCGGTTCACCGCCGAGCCGGAGAACACGTGATCGACGGTGAGCGTGTGCGCACTGCCCGTGCCCGTGTTGAGACCGAAGCCCATGGTGTGACCCACAGTCGCCGCCGGCAGGATACTGAGCAACGTCGGGTTGGTCGAGGAACCGGCACCTACTGACGCCACGCGTGTTCCATACTGGAATTGCTGCTGGCCTTCCCAGACGTAGGGCAGCGTCAGCCCGATCGAGGAATACACGTAGAGCGTCGGGTTGGGTGCAGCGTTGTAGTACCAGCCCACACTGTAGGCCGTCGCCGCCGCGATCGTGCCCACTGCGATCGTAGTGGTCGAACTCGCGTTGTTGATGATGAGATTCAGCGTGGTCGAGGCATCGGTCTTGCTGAAGTAGATGCCCGATCCCGGCGTGAGCGGACCCGCCAGCGTGTCGATCCACCCCGCTTGGAACGCCGTGTGGGCGGTGTCGGAAAGCTTGAAGTTGATCCCGAACCAGTGCCGATAGCCCGTGGTCATGTACCACGAGAGATTCTTCAGTTGATTGGCCTGGTAATTGGTCGAGACCGCGCCGGTGGTCATCAAGAGCAAACCACCTTCGCCATCGGTCAACGCCGACGTCCCGCCGTTGGTCGTGGTGACCGTCCAGTCACCCGAGTTGTACGTCGAGAAGTCGTTGAAGTATTCGTAGGTCTGAACCGGCGCCGGCGACGGATACTGCGAGGTCAGACTGTTCGGAGGAGTGGTGGAGATCCCCGCGGGGAATCTCGAGACTTCGGTCGAGCCAGACATGATTCTCCTTTCGGCCAACCCTCACGGGAGGCGGGAATAGAAACACCTGCGGAAATCCGGGGCTGATTGGCCCAGCCCCGGAAGCCCGCGGGAGAAATCAGTACTTCTTCTTGCGTCCGGTCTTCTTCTTCCTGCCGCCCGGATTCATCGGCGGAAAGTTCGGTCCCGGTCGCGTCTTCTTGTTGAACCGAGTAGCCTTCATTCACGATTCTCCAAGTATGCTGCTGCTGCACGAAGCAACTCCGGCGAATCGCGGAAGTTGCCTAAACCTTGGTTGCATCCCTGACACAAGAGCTTGCGCACATGTCCTGCGCGATGACAGTGATCAACGGCCAACGCGCGAGGCTTGCCGGTACGGCGATCAATCACGTTGTCGCTCCGTTTGCAGATAGCACAGACACCGCCCTGCGAATCAAGCATCGATTGATACTGTTCAACACCGATGCCGAAGCGTCGCTGTAACTCGATCTCTTGTATGCGCGTCGGATTCTGCTTTCGGTACTCACGCATGTACCGACGTTGATAGTCTTTTCGAGATTCGTCGTAGTGCTTGAGAATGTGCTTCTCTCGCCAGAAGAAATTTTCTGGTCCATACGGTTGAGATTCATCGTACCGAGCGATGTAAAAATTATCGCCCGGACGCTCTCCAGCATCAGCGACGAAAGTCCAAAAATTCTGCCAACGAGCATCAAGCAAAACTCCAGATCGACGCAACGTGTTCCAATGCCCATAAAGCGGATGCGAAATTCTTGTTCCCCAATCCGCCTTACCAGCATATTCCAGCCTTCCATGATGTAACTGCCGTCGGTAGTGGAGATCGCACAATCCCTTCGCCACTTGATTGCCGACGCATTCCTCAACCGTGCATTTCCGATACGCCTTCTTCCTTGGCATCCCCAGTCTCCTCATGTTGACGGAGACTGGAGAATATCACGTCATAGTTTACTTGTAAACCGTTGGGTGGAATATCCCTAGGGTCCGTTACTTCCGTACACGGCACGGGGGTTGTCCCAGCCGAAGGCGTAGCGCTCGATGGCGCCGGCCTTGAAGTTGTAGGTGTCGAACTCGTTGTCCTGCACCGGCAGCACGGCCATGCGTTCCTGGTAGATCAGACCGTAGCCGCTCATGCCGGCATCGGTCACCAGGAACCACGCACCGGGCGAGGTGAGGTAGATCGATTCCACGATCGCCGGAATAGCACCGGTGTACTTCAGCGCATTGATGTCGTTGTTCGCCGTCTGCGACTGGTACGGCGACTTGAGAATGCGCGTCGCCGTGTACAGCAATTGTCGCGGGATGACGAGACACTTCACATGCGCATCGAGGTACATGCCCTTGTCGTCCTGGAACCCGCGAATGGCGATCATGCCATCCTCGAGCGCGGCTTCCGACAGGTCCGCGGCAGGATTCGCCGCATTGCTGTAGGTGAAGCCGGTGACGGTCGTGTGCGCGGTGCTGCACAGGCACACGCCATCGCCGCCGACTGCCGCCGCGGTAAAGGCATCGTTCAGGACCAGATGCCCGAACACTTCCTTGGTTTGCAGCATCGAGACCGCCAGCATGGTGGAGCGGTTGCCCGCCATGGCGTTGCCGCCATCCATGTACAAGTTGTCCTGCCGCTCTTCCATCGTGACGATGTACCCGAGGGCCACGGTCATGTTGGAGATACGGGTATTGAACCCCTGCTGCTGGCTGTCGAAGGCCATGGAGTCGCCCTGATTCTTCACCTGGGCGAAGCCGAGACCCGTCACACCTTGGTACTCTTCCCACGCCTTGTCCGACGCGACCTTGGTGGTCCACTTGTCGTAGTAGCGCGGATGCTGCCGGTAGGTCGTGCCAAAAATGCCCCGGAGACCGGGCCAATTTAGTTTGGGCAGCGACCCTGTTGAGATGACGCCTGGCATGGTCGCCCCCTTAGATGCCGACGAACGAGCCGGTGAGCTCGCTCAGGTTGATGCGGCACAGCCACTTGGCGTAGGACCCGAACTGATTGGGCACGCCGTCCCACGGACCCTGGGCCAAGCCCAGCGCCTTCATGTTCAGGGACGAAGTGGTTGCGAACGAAGAGGACAGAATCACCGACCCGGATGAGGAGTTGGTGGTCGATCCCGCCGTCACCGTGATGGAGAAGTTCAGGTTGCACGAAGCCGCGACCGTCTTGCTGGTCGTGATTCCGTCATCCTGCATCACGAAGATGGTGGTGGGATCGTCCTCGACCAGAACGTAGTACGGAACCGCCTTGGTCGACGGCACGTAGTTCGTTTCCAGTGAGAGCGAGGAACTGGCCCCCGGATACATCAACGGATTGGGGAAGGTCCCTGCCGGGATGATCCCGACGATGAACCCGCGAATTGCATCGGTGCCCGCACACTTGGTGACGTTGGGCACGCCATTGGCATCGCCACTCGCCGCCGCTTTCACCGCATCGCCCATATAATAGGCGTTCGATGAGTCCGACGTCGGAATGGAGTACATATTGGCGCGCTGATTGCTGGTGTATGACCCGCCGCCCTTGTACACCGCAGCACCGAATGGAGCATTGACGTTCGCCATGAAAGGCTCCTATCGGTAGAACTTGGGTTTCTCGAGAGAGATGGGCGGAAGCTTGGTGCCGCCGCGAGGCGGATTGGCCGCGCTATACCGTCCATCGTTGGCTTTCGCACCCAGCGTGCCGGCAGCGATCTGCTCGCGCAACTGGTTGTGATAGGCAATACGCGCTTCCTGATGTTTGTCGAACAACCACTGCGGGATTTCCATGAGATAGGCAAACAGCGCGTTACCATTTTCATTGGTGCCAACGCACTCTTGCACGCGCGAACCCAAGTCGGTGTTGCGCGGAGTCACTGCGGCATTCAACTGCACTTCCTGTCGTTCGGAGAAGCGCCAGCCCGAAGCCAGCGCCGCGGCAATGTTGCTGCCGCCCTTGTCATCGTTGAACCAGCGGCGGACGAAGCCCGGCTTGTCGCCGAAGACATCCAGCCGCTTGACGAAACCTGAGAGGTAATTCGCCGGGATGGTCTCCGGCTTGGCCGGATCGATCTCGGCTTGAGGCGGCTCATGAAACTCGTACTCGAGTTTCGGGTCGACCTTCGGCGGCGGTTCCAGTTGCTCGCCTTCCTTGGCTGCTTTGGCGGCATCGCGCTTGGCCTTGTTCTCACGGCGAGTGCGAAGCGCTTTCTCTCGATCGGCGTCGGTGAGCGGCATGGGCTAGCCTCGGAAGTATTCGTTGGGATCTTCGGCGGCGAAGGCGAGGTACTCATCGCGGGTGTACTTCTTGTCCGCGATGTCCCGGTCCGCCATGCGCCGGTAGTTCTCTTTCAGGTCCGACCAAGTGCGTCCATGCACGGGACTACCCGTAGTGCCGCCGGTATCGGCCATGGCCACCCGCGAGCCATTAGGGCGGGTCTTGAACCGCTCCGGATACAGGCGCTGCACGCGCTCCTTGGCCAGCTTGAGCGCATCGTCGAAACTGTCGGTCAGGCGCATGTCGACGATCGACTTGAGCTCGAGGGCAAAGTTGGAACCCAGCGTGCGATCGGTCTCGACCCAAGTGTTCGCGGCCTTGAAACGATTGGCCGACTCGACCACCGCGGGATCGATCGCCGGAGGCTTCGGGGCGGCGACCTTGGCGACCTTCTGATCCAGAAGCTTGTCGAGGATCTCATCGGCCTTGTCGTAGTCCTGGTTCTCGCGAGCGATCTTGAGTTCGGAACGCAGGGTATCGCTGGTGATGCGCTCGCGCGCCTCGGCTTCGCGCTGCTCCCGGGCCTGCTCGCGCTGTTCCATGGCCGCAAGCTTGGCTCGAAGCTGGGAGTTCTCCTGCCGCACCACGGAGGCCAACTGGGTGCGGTACTCCTTGAATTCCGAGGCTGGACGCCATCTCGCCGGGTCCTTGCCTTGGGCGGTCCACTCGTCGCGATCGACCCAGCCATGCTGCCGCATCTCGGCGGCGGCAGACTCTTCCTGAGCGTTGCGCTCGGCTTCACCCGAGCCGGCATCGTTATCCGGCTCGGGGGCGCCTACATCATCACTGACAACGGGTTCGTCGGGCGGCGGATCATCCACCACCTGGTTGATGGGAAACTGGCTCTGAACACCAGCAGTTGTGGTTTGGGGAGTCGCCATGAAGTTGTCCGCCTATATAGTCCTACAGACTTCCTGTGTCAAGAGTGAGCGCTCACGCTGCCTGATTCATCGCAAACTCGGGAGCGGAGCGCGCGGCCCGAAGCTGGCCGTCGAAACTCATGTCGGGATGCACCACCCCGATCACGTCGGCAGCATTCATGACCCGGTAGGGCACGCCCCCGATCGCGAACTCGCAGCCGGCGCCGGCGTAGCGGGCAAAGAACAGGGTGTCGCCGCGGCGCACGCCCTTCATGGCGGGGTGTGCCCAGCCATTGTCGGCGGCATCGACACAGACCCCGGTGCACTGCGCCGCCTGCTCCTTGTCATAGGTGGTGTCGGGCAAGGCAATGCCGCCCTTGGAAGTGCGCTCGATCCGGGGCATGCGCACCAGCACACGCTCCCAGGTGAGGGTGAGTCCGGCTTCATTCTTCATCAGCTTCCTTCTCCTGTTGGACTACGGGTTCGGGTAGAGCGAGATCGGTAAAGAACTGCACGACCTCTTTGCACATCAGTGCCCGTCCGCGATTGATTGCGTTCTTCCAGACGAACTCGTGGTTGGAGTCTGACTCATATCCCCCCTGCAACCACACCTCCATGTGGTCCTGCGCCGTTTGGTTTAACCATTGCAGAAAGACCTGGAACTGCGGCGCCGCCTTGAGACTCAGCCATTCCGCTGTTGGACTCGGCTCCGCTATCCTTGCTGGCTGCTCCATTCATGGACTCCATTCTTTTGTCGATCAACTCCACCGCCTTCAATAAAGAATCCTGCCGCTTGCCCTCACTCTCGATCTGGGCATAGATCATCTTGATGATCGGTTCAGCCTTGGCGGCATCGGCCTCGGCCAAGAGCTTCACGGTCATGGCCTTCATTTCTTCGACGCGAGCCATCGATTCGCGCACCTCAAGCAACAGCCGAGTCTGATCCTTGCGCTGCTCGGTCTGGAACTCCGCCTGCTTCAGTTTCAGTTCCTCGCCCTTCTGCTGCACGGCCAGCAACTTCGGATTGGGTGGCGGCGGATAATCCGGCAACTCCTTGCCGGACTGCGGGTCCTTCGGTGGCGGATAGATTTCCTCGATGTTCGGCACCCGCATCGACTTTAGGAACCGGAGCTCGGAGCGATAACGGTTGTAGCCCGGCGCCATCTGCGCGCGTTGCACCACCATTGCCGCCATCTTCTGCGCCTCACCGTCACTCACGATATGCGGGTCCGCCGCGGGCCGCACGTCGAGTGAGGAACCGACATAATCGTCGGGACGGATGAGCGCCGAGCGTCCGCTGGTCAGGTCCTCGAAGTCGATGTCCTGCTCGAGGAACATCGCGTTGAGATCGTACTGCACGCGATACTCGTACTTGCTCGCGCGCCACATGCGCTTGTAGATGCCGTTGTAGACGCGCTGGCCATTCTCATTCAGGATGCGCGTGGTCTCGGCCTTCTGGTTCTGCATGTCCTGCTCGCCCATCTGCACGTCGTTGGCCTGGACGATGCGCTCCGCATATTGAATGATGAGTCCGAGCAATTGCAGGAGCGTGCCCGAGGGCTCGCGGATCGGGTTGGGCAGGACGTTCTTGCGGAGATCGTCGCCGCTGGTGACGTCCAGCGTATGCCACTGATTGGGCGCGAAGGTGATCGGACCCCCCCGACCTTTAAAGGCGCGCCCCAGGAAACCGCCGCCCAGGGTGTACATCGTGCCCTGGTCAAGCATCTGGTTGATGATCGAGTTGACCGTGGAGTTGAGCGGCCCGAGCAAGGTACCCAGCCCCAAGTCATAGAAGCCGCCGTCCGGTGAGGGGATGAAACCGTACTTGGTAAAGATGCGGACCGGCGTGATCTTGTAGACCTTGTCGTCCGGAAGCTTGTAGTTACCCTCCGAGTCGGCGAAGTCGGAGAGTTTTTCCCCACCAGTGAACACCACTTGGCTGGGGCGATAGCGCGCCACCACGCGGCGCACGACATTGGCCCCGATATCGAAGGTGACGATGTACGGCTCTTCGTAGCCGTCGCCATCGAGATCGAACCAGCAGTACTGCTCGCCGGTAAACCACGGCGTCACATTGTCGGCTTCGGGCTTGTTGATCCCCTGGCGCTGATCTTTCGCCGCTTGGATCTCATCTTCGCCAGCGATCGGGTCAGGGCGCACGGGCGCATCGCGCGTGGTTCCATCCTGATACACCGTTTCGCCCGGCTCATGCGAGAGCTCGCGGTAGCGACCATCGAGTTCGCGCTGGCGGATGTTGTTGGCGTTCAGATAGAACGTGTGGGTGAAGCGCGGAGAGTCGTCGAGCGAGCGCGTCCAGTAGTTCACCACGAGGTTGCGCGGCAGGACGATCTGGCTCACCTGCCGCTGCGGCCCCGGCTCGAACACGCGCTTTCGAAAGGCGCAACCGGCGATCGGCACGACGAGACAGAGCTTGTCGGAATCCTCCTCCCACGCCGGGTCCTGCTCCAAGTTCTGCCACGACATGTGGGTGGCGATGCGCTCGGCCCGGCCCTTTTTCTCCCCTGTATTGTCCTCGCCGATCACCCGCACCTTCACGAGATCGACCCCGGAAAAAAGCGTCGGGTAGGCCCGGGCCTGGAACTGCATGGCGGCGACCGTGACCAGCGGGAACTTGATGTTGGCCGCATTCGGCCAGGGATCAGTCTTCGCCTCCATCACCTGCAAGGCGAGCTTGTTGGCGTTGGCCTGGCGCTTCTCCCAGTCTTTCCTCGACTGCACGTCCTGCTGGTAGCCCGCCATCACGGTGTTGCCGAGCGTGGTCAGGTCCTCTTTCTCGAGGAGATCACAGATGTTGACCGCGGAGATGAGCTTCTCCAGCGCTACGGGTTTGGTCGGCTTCCAGGTCATGGGTTGTAGGCCGAAGCACGCACGCCGCGGGCGAACTCATCGTCGTGAATCTTGATGATTCGCCGGCCACCGTGCTTGTTCATGTACACGAAGAACTGCTTGTGAATCATCACCGGGCCTCCGGTCTGGCGAATACCAATGCACGTTCCCTCATACCAAATCTCGGGATTCAAGACCTTGCCCGGGATCGGCGTGCAGGGCTTGTCCTCGCAGAAGTCGGTGACGTCGATCATTGGGATCTCCAATAGGAGTAGCCAGTGACATCCTCGATCGAGTTCGGGTCCGGTACTTTGGTCTCGCGCAACTGCCGCAAATACTCTTCCTCCTCCACCTGCTCCTGTGACGGCGGCGCAGTCATCAAGCGAATGCCTTGCGCCAGCCAAGCATCGGCATCGACGCGGTCATCGTGGCGTCCGCGTGTTCCCGCCTGGGTGAAGTCGAGGAGCTCGTTCTTGTGGTCGGGGAACCAGGAGGCTTCGGTGTCCCAGCGAATGCCGCGGTTCCTCATGCGCGCCTGCAAGGGAACGGCGCGAATGGCCTTGTCCTGGGTGGGGATCAGGTTCGGGGTGAGATTGAGATACCCTTCAGTGCGCATCCTCAACTCGAGGGCGGCTCCGAGAGTGGCTTTGATGGCCCCGTGCTCGATGAAGTACTCCTCGGGGTGCCAGGTTTCCTCCAGAGCGTATAGCTCATCGATGACGCGGTTACCGTCCCAGCGTCCGCGGCGCTCGTCGACAATATGCAGAATGCCATCGGAGTCCAGCCCGCCGACCGTAAGTACCGTGTAATCGCGTCCCTGCTTTTGCGAGAAGGCAAGGTCACCTCCCACATAGTAGAGTTTCACCTTCTTGTGATCTTCCTCCGTCATGGGATGGAAGTCCGAAGGCTGAAAGTAGGAATTCGTCGTATCGCTCGCCAGATTGCGATACTCCATGTTGAAGCCAGCCAGGCCATAACCCTCCTCGCTCTCGAGGAACTCCTGCCGGATCTCTTTGAGCGCCGCCGCGGAGAAGCGCTCCGGCCAGAGGATGGACGCCTCGCTGATCTCGGCATCGCAGGCTTCGTAGCGCACGCTCTTCCAGGTGCTCATGGTGAGCGTTCGGGCGAGCACGGAATCGTTGTGCAGGATCGTTCCGTAGAGACGCACCTGCACGCGGCGCGCGCCCATGGGAATGATGGTGCGGGTCACCCAGCGCATGGTGTAGTCGCGCACTTCCGGGTTCAGCACCTCCTTGGGGTCCTCGATGTCATCCAACTGGATGAGGGTGGGCCGCGTGGTGCCGAAGGTCATGCCGCGCACCGACTGGTCGGCACCGACGGCCACCATGCGGAAGGTATAGCCATCGGCCATCTCGACAATGATGTCCTCATCGCGCCGACGCTGGAAACCCTTCACCTGGAAGAACTTGATGAGCCGCTCATTGGTGGTGAGCTCGCTCGTCGCCTGCTCCAACTTTTCGCAGGCGAGGGTGTAGGTCTTGCACACCTTCAACTGGAACGGGTGCTTGCGGAAGAGCGCGGCAGCAAGGCCGTAGCAATGGTTGAGAGCAGTGGATTTAGCGTGGCCGCGAGGGGCAGCAATGGAAATCTTGGGATGGTCGGAGGTAACCAAGGTCCACCAATCCCTGTGCAACTGCGGGGTAGCGACCCGTTCGTCATAGTGATCGACCAGAAACCGTTCGCTAAAGCCTTCGATCGTATGAGCATTGAAGGGGATCATTGGAGCGGTGCGCCGTCGATCACCTTGGCCCGCTCGAAGGCTTTCTCCTTGGCGTAATGCTCGAGCGATTTGGCGAGCGCGAGCAGGTCGAGATTCTCTTCCGGTTTCTCGGTGCGCTTGGCGATCTCGCTCGACTGGTCCATGAGTTGGGTAATCATCGTCGAGAGATCCTTGGCCTTGATCGCTCGGTACCCGACGACATCGCCCACCTGGTCGTAGACTGGATCGCCCTTGTCGAGCCGCTCGTCGAGCATGCGGAAACACTTATGGGTGAGCCGGGTGAGATTGGAAAAGGCGATCGAGCGCACGTCATCGCGCACGCAATCCTCGAGGAAGCGCCAGCCCGTGCGGGTGACCATCTCGGGAAGATCGCGGGGGAGAATCCCCAAGACCCTGGCTACCAGATGGTGTTGCTCCCCGCAGAGGTACATTTGCACCGCGCGCAGGAGCGCGACGTCGGTGGGTGATTCGGGGAGATCAGGGGGGCGGCGAAAGGCGCGGGCAGGAAGTGTGGGAGGTCCTGCGGCAGAACTCATGAGGGCGCACGTTAGTCCTCACTTCGCTGCCCGTCAAGCGTAGGACAAAACACCGAGGTCCCTGAGCGGAGAAGGATGTGCCCAGGGACCCCGGAAAGCCTGCGAGAGCCACCCCCCAGTTCTAGGGTTGCCCCCGAAATCAAATGTATACCGGAAAAAACCGCCCCGGTCACGAGGAGTGATGCCGGGGCGCCAGGGGACCGTTCGAGGGGAGTCGAAGGGGATACTGCCGGTCCGAGACACACGTTAGCACTTACTAACCTTGACAGCAAGTAGGACGGAGGACTACCGTCCACTTCCTGTGAAGGTCTACTTACGCGTTCCCTTCGGCGAGCACCGCCAGGCGAAAGCCGCCGGCGCCCATTGGGAAGCAAGCAGCAAGCAATGGTACGTGGTCGATCGGGTGTCCTACCGCCGCTGCAAGCCATGGCACCTCCCAGAAACCCCGGAAGTCCATGCCTGGGCCGCGGATAAGCAGACCGAAGAGTTCTACCGCAAGACGCTCGAGCAGTTCTACGGCAAGACCAAAGCAGCAGATCCCCCGCCTGTGAGCCAGCGGCTCCTAAAGACCGCCTAGTCGATAGGGATAAACAGCTAACGCGATAACACCCGCGGAGGGGAACACGGCGAGGGCCGATCCCCCACCCTTATCACACGGTAAGGGCCCAAGCTGATAAAGGATCAGGCACGGCGCGAATTCACCTTCGCACCCAGTACGGCTCTGGTCCTACATCACACTATGGAACCATACTAGTGTGTGCTCACTTCAGCCCTAAATCCCTATTTCCATTGCACTTTGTGTCCTAGCAGTAATCACATTTTACGACTGTACAGATTTCCCCCGCCCCCGTGTCAGGTCAGGGTAGGACCCGCCCGAACCTGATCTCATAAGCCCAGGTTATCGAATGTCTGGTGATCGATAAGAGGAGTGAGTGAGGGTGAGTCGCAGA